TTATGTTTCGACTCGCTTGTAAGAGAGACGGTAGATGCGAAGTTCTTTGCGTTGTTCCGAACAGTGTCGAGAAACCTGCCTTCATCTGATCCATTAATGACATAATAGTCTACTCCTAACTCATTACACAGTGCTTTTGCTACTGTTGTCTTACCACATCCTGCAGGACCAGAAAGAAGTAAATTAGGTACTTCTCCTGCTTCCAAAAATTCAAGAAAAGTCTTCTTGATATTCTGAGGTAAAATACATTCTTCAATTGTCTTAGGTCGATACTTCTCAACCCAAAGGAATTCATCCCTCATAATTTTTCAATCTCACATAATAAGGTGCTAGAACATGAGTGTTGAAGTTTTTATCAACAATACCCCTTTCTAGATTTAACTCTTGGAGTAACCCCCAATCGTCAGTATCCCCAATAAGGATCTGAACCCATTCTACACCATCTTCAAGCAATTGGACAGCCTTATCTTGAGATTCTGTCCAATCTTCATATTCTTTTTCAAATACGATGTTCTTAGGATAAGAATCATCTAATCCGCATACTTTGTACATGATTAGGAGGGTTCCAATGACGAATTACACCAGCAGTAATAAAACAGTTAGTAACAAGATAACTGACAAAGATAACGCTGCGAACAGCACATACTGCATTATCATACTTTGCAGTTTTATTATCCGAGAAACTTCCCAAGGCATACTTCCAAATCTCCCATAATTTAATCATTTCATCATTTCCATTATAGCATAATAAACAAATACAAGAGATGCAATACCATCAAGTATCAAAATAATTCCTAAGACTCCAAAACAATTTAACTTAAATGGTGCATACTTTTTCACTTCTCAACTAATCCATCCAAAGAAGGTATCTCTATTAATTCACGATAATCTTCGTGAAGTTCACATCCGATGTAATCTCTATTTAGAGACCTTGCAACTCTAGCAGTTGTACCAGAACCCATAAAAGGATCTAATATTATATCACCTGCTTCACTACCTGCTCTTATACATGGTTCAATAAGATCAGGGGGATAAACTGCAAAGTGTGCTCCCTTATATGGTTTATTAGTTACCGACCATACACTTCGCTTATTCTTTTTAGCGTATGATTTACTAAGACCAGTGTGAGGGTTGAGTCCTGTCCCTTTATTATGATACTTACCGTTTGTCCTGTCCCGTGTTCCCCAATCCTTAGCAGGTTCTTTAATTGCTTCATTATCATAATAATACCTCTTGTTCTTACTTAATAGAAAAATGTATTCATGTGATTTGGTACACCTATCCTTCACACTCTCAGGCATTGGATTAGGTTTATGCCATATTATATCCTGACGTAGATACCAACCATCAGCACGTAATGCAAATGCTAACATCCAAGGGATACCAATTAGATCCTTCTCCTTAAGTCCCTCTAATCTGTTACCTCTCTTTGCACACTTGTCAGGTAAATCTTGTTTAGTCTTACTTACTGTTTGTTTTGGTAATGCTTGTCCTTTACCAGGTCTATAGTTGTAATAACTATCTCCTATGTTAACCCACAATGTACCATCATCAGTTAGACAATCCTTTACCAACCTAAACACTTCAACTAAGTTTTGTATAAACTCTTCTGGGGATTGTTCCTGACCTATTTGGTTCTCTTCACCACCATAATCCCTAAGACCATAATAAGGCGGTGACGTTACACACATCCTCGCCTTATCGGTATATGAAGCAAACTGTTTTAATGTCTCTCTACAATCTCCATAGAGGATAGAATTTCTCATTAACCAAAAGATGAATCAGGTTCTAATGCAATAAAGTATGTGAGATCATAGTCCTTACACTTAAACCTAGATAATAGTTTTTGAGATACTACAACATCATAAGTACCAGGAATAATTTTAATATTCTCTACCTTGAAGTTGAACATAAACTTATCTTTAGTCTCACCTACTGTAATAGCAAAATCATTAGAAGTATCATTCTTCTTATCTCTAACAACAACTTTTACTACTCCTGCTTCACCAACAACTGCTAAATCTGGCAACTGATAAATCGCTGCTGCTTTGAGCAAACGATCCAACTGTTGTGTATTCAACTCAAATGATACATCCTCACTAGGAAGATCCAAATTCTTATCTGGAGGTGTGACTATTACACTAGGATCAGCAAAGAAGTATTTGGATCTCATTCTACCTTCTTTGATAACCACATGATTATCATTAGTAAAATCCAAGTCTGGATTCTGATGCAATCCCATACCATTGAGGAATTGATTCAAATCATATATCCCAAAATCTTTTGGGAATTTTTCATTAACTTCTGCTTCCGCAAGAATGTTCTTCATCACACTCATAGTGCGAAGTTTACTACCCTCTTTAAAGAGAATAGATTGATTAATGTTGCTGAAATTCTTAAGTAGATTAACTGTTTTATCAGAAAGTTTCATAACGAGTGTTAGTGTAATCAGGTTCTTTAGTGTTGCCACTGAAGTAATAAAGAAGTAAGCAATAATGCATTGCTTTTAGAATATCCTGTTTTGCAGATCCCTTCTTATCATAGCGACTCAAATACTTAAGTGCATTAGAACGACAGAATGATTCTGCATCACCTACAGAGTGAATAAGATCGAGAGTTTGAGTATCTGAATTCTTATTTGTATAATGTCCTCGATAAGTAGAAGAGACATAATCTTTAAGGTCTGCAATACCTTTATCTTCTTCATACTTTTGAGATTTAAAATCTAGATTTGGTTCTGGTTTTGGAATCTCAAAATTTATAGTATCTGGAGAAGCATAGGGATTACCAGTAATACTGATCTCATCACCCCAATCTGGTGCTGCTCCAAAAGTAACTACATCAGTACCAATACCACTGGTATCAATTTTAATCTCCTCTGCTGCACCAACCATATTCTCTACTTGGAAATCAACTGCACTAGCATAAGGATCGGTTCCACTAAGACTAAAATCAACACCATCCATACTTGCAAATAAATCTTTATCTTTAAATGGATTCTCTGTTAATCCATTTCTATCCCAATCATACCAATACTTAGAATGTTTGGGTTCTGGGCAAGTAAGATCATAGTCCTCACTCTCTAATGAGGTGATCCTATCGGCATCTTTTGCCTTTGGTGGATCATACTCATCAGATTCCTGAGGGGTCACTCTATTCTTCTCATCACTCATAGTAGACATGCTTTTCTCCTAGTATTATATCAAGGATTGATCTTCTTGTCCATCTTCTTCTGATGGTACGAAGTTAGGATCAACTTTATCATAGAGTTCAAGGAATGACTGTTTAGTCTCATCATCGAATCTATTAAGGCATATGTTAACTGCCTTCTCTTTGTTATTAAAGATACTAAACGCTCTAATGATGTGTGTCAAACGACGAGTTGATATAACTTCATCAATACCACCATCATAGAATGTTTTACGGATGATGTCTGCCCAGTCTACAAGACGCTGACAGAAGTCAGAGTGTTGATTAAGGTCATGGTCACCCTTAGATAGTCCAACCTCTATTGCCTTTGCTACAAGGATCTTATATTCAGTTGAAGGTGATGGATACTGTTGCTCAAAAGTTACACAGAATCTCTCTAAGAATGCTTCATTAAGAACATTAGTTCCTATGAATCTACCATCGTCAGATCCCTTACCTTTTGTATTAGCAGTAGCAAGAACATTAAATCCTGGAGCAGGTTTTACAAACTTACCAATCTTCTTAAGGAATACTCCTTTACCTTCTAAGATTGACTGGAGGCACAAGATCTTGTTAGAGGCAAGATCAACTTCATCCAGAAGCAAGATTGCCCCTCTTTGTAATGCTTCGATAACAGGACCGTTGTGCCAAACAGTGCTGCCATCAATAAGACGGAAACCACCAATGAGATCGTCTTCGTCCGTTTCGACTGTGATGTTGACACGAATTAACTCCCTTCCTAATTGAGCACATGCTTGTTCTACACTAAATGTCTTACCATTGCCAGACAAACCAGTGATGAATGTTGGATAAAATAATTTGGACTGAATAATCTTCTTAACGTCATTGAAGTTCCCAAACTTAACAAAAGTTGAATCCTTCTCTGGGATAAGATTTTGAACTACAGCAGGAGTAACAGTAGGAGCAGCAGGTGCTTTGAATGAACGTTCGATGTTCTCAACTGCTTTAGTAGTAACTTCCAAATTCCATTTACCCTTCTCTACTTTATGCTTAAGTAGTTTTTTAGTGACTGTCTGATAACCAATATCATTCATGGCACAGAAGGCACGAATATCAGCAGCAGTAAATTCTGTGCCGTATGTTTTCTTCAAACCATCTTTGATCTGGTCTTCAGTCATTTTAATTTCAAAAGGCATAATGTTTTTTATTTGTTATACACATTATATACTCTTATACCATACTATTCTCTTTTAGATGTTCCAGTTCTTTAACTGTCTCTGATAGTTTCTGAATTAAGTTATTTGCTTGTTCAGTAGTAATACTAGGTGGATGACAATGCACACACCTAGCAATCATATCCCATTCTTCTCTTGTTAGCATTATGCTATTAACTCCACGAATTCCCCTAAGACCTTCTTATTTAGTTTCTTAGTCTTCAAAGATTTAATAAATGCTCTCTTAATTTGTGCTTTAGTAGCAGAATTTTCAACTTCAAAATCATCGCTTTGTGCGAGAGTAGCAGATGATAAACCAAAGTACTTATTATATCCATCAAGTTCCATAGAGAAACTCTTAGTCTTCTTCCATTGTGCTTTTGCTTTAAGTGCTTCTGGAGAATTCCATCCTAAGTAACGATCAATAAAGTATCCAGAGTCACGAGGAGCAAGAAGTCTAATACCAACAAAGTTAATACCTTGATTATTATCCTTTACATACTCTATAAGAGTGCCTGTAAACTCATTCCATGCATGCTTGATCCTATATGTTCTACCATTCTTACGATTACGTAAATGATCCTTTACTGGATTAATAGAATTGCATCCTAAGTATGGTTTATCTTCCCAACGACGTTCTACTAGTTTATGCTTAGGAAGATGATTTGCTTCACCATCAGTAAGGATAACACATTGAACTTTTTGAACACCAGTATCCTTTTTAAACTTTGGAAGGATTTGATTTAGAGCAATAATAGTCTCATTTAAAGGTGTACCAGATAGATTTAATCTTGGTGGAGTAGGATATGAACAATAATTCTTCATTCCATATGCAATCTTCCAGATCTGAATCATCTGCTTCTCAGACTCTTTACTGTTTGATTCACTAGTAAAGAATTCCATTAAAGAGAATCTATCATCTACAGCAAGCAATCCTTCCTTTGGTTCATAATGTTTGATAAGATCATATCCATTATCAGTGACAGTACGATTAAACTCATAAGTAAAAGCATAAACCTTAAAAGGAATACCAACCTTTCTACAGAACCATACAAGATTATATAACTGCTTAAGAGTATCCATTAAGCAACTTGCCATTGAACCTGACCAATCAAGAATGAATACTAGACCATGATTCTTACCATCAGCAAGAGTTGTTACCTTCTTAAATAGATCCTCATTATACTTATAGGTATGAAGTTTAGAACAATCTAAAACTCCAGTCTTAGATACTGTTGCTCTTGCATAAGAGTCTGCTGCCTTCTTACACTCAAATTCCTTTACCAAATAATTAACTTCTTTTTGTGCAGATTTTCTATATCGTTGATATTCCTCTTCAACGTGAGCATAGTCTTGCAATAGATACTCAAATCCTTCATTATAATTTTTCCTATCCTCGTCATGCTGTCTCCAATATTCTTGTATGTAAGTATGAACAGCAACATTTGGATTGATAACAGTATTTAAATTTAAATGAGGTAATTCAATATATTCATTTGGTTGTGCTTGATCATTAACTAAATCTTTGATTGCTTTTGCTAATGCTGTGTCAGTTCTAACTTGAGGTTCTGAATCCTGCTCAGAAGGACCACTTGCATCATTTCCTGTTGCATTATCAGTAGTATCCTCATACTCTGTATCATCTTCACCTAAATCAGGACGACCAGATTTTGGAGTTCCTTCTCCATCAGTATCAGTATCAGCATCCAACTGATCTTCATTATATGATTCAAAGACATCTTCATTCATATCATCACCCTCACTATTATTTCCTTCCATCTTCATCATCGCTTCAAATTCTTCTTCTTCCTTCTTCTGCTGTGCTTCTTGCTCTGCAAGTTCTTGCTTACAGTAGTTGTATAACATCTCTGCTGCATCTTCTGCATCTTCAAAAGTCTCTGAATTAGAAGTTGCATCAACAATCTTTTGCTCTTCCTCATTAAATTTGATACCCATAAAAGGACCAATTTTAAAGTGAAGATTCATTCTATCTGCAAGATTCATCTTATCAATATCAACACCAGCAAGATCAAAGAAGTCATCCTTATATAATTGGTTATAACCACCATAAAATGTTTTAGGAAGACCTTCGTACTTACGCTTCATCAACTTTTCAATACGAGCATCTTCTGTAACATTAATGAATGTCTGAGGAATACCTTTTCTTGGATCTCTATTAGGTGTGAATAGTGCATGCCCTACTTCATGAGCAACCAACATATCATATACATTCTCTTCTGCATCCCACATAGGCAAAGTCAAAACACGAGTATCAACATTAAACATTGCAGTCTCTACTTGTTTATTCTCTATAATCAAATCTTCAGTAGCAAGTAGTTTTGCTAGTTGTCCTTTGATCTCTAGGTTGATTGACTTGTTCATGTGTTTCCTTTATATGTACACATTATAAAACCCCTTCCGTGGGGAAGAGGTCATAAGTAGACGCTTTTTTAATTGTCTACGTCTTTCTCTTGCACTACGCAACGCTTGAGGTTTAAGCGTTCGCTTCGGTTCTTTGCCCGAATTGTGCTGCCAGTTAGGTAATTTCATCGAACTTTTTAAGTGAGTCCTTAAGATTGGATGAACAATCAGGAGGTTCAGGTTCCACTATACCATGAATCTTCTTCCATTTGTTGTGCAATGCACCCATCATCCAAGATTGAGCAAGACTCCTTGGTCCATTCTCAAGCAAATCTAACTCATACCTACTAGAAGTATAAGCCTTATATTCCTCTCTCCAATTAGAATCATCGTATGGTTTGTCCACCGATCCAATCCTCCAGTTCTACGGTTTGTCTCCACCCGAAGATAAGTCTCAGAAGAGTATTCTGTGCAAGTGTTTCTCTTGCTTCACCAGGTCTCTCAGGTATATAGGTCAGTCTACTATCTAAACAAGTAATCATTCGTGCAACTTGATTGACAGAATAGTTCTTACCATTACCTACATTATAGACACATCCATAATACTCATCTTTAACATCAGTAATGGCAGCAAGATAATTTGCCTGTACTACATCAGATACATGAGTAAAATCTCTACGTTGCTCACCATCACCCACAATAGTTAACTTTTCACCTGCTTTCATTTGACGTAGGAAGATGCCAATAACAGGAGCATATTGTCCTCTTAATGGTTGACGCTCACCATAGACATTAAAGTATCTAAAGATAACAGTCTTAAGACCAAATAGATCTGTATACATCTTGCATAACTTCTCACCATTCACCTTTGATACTGAATAGGGATTCAAACAATCATCATCTTGACATTCTGAATTTGGTACACTATTCATACCATAAGCAGATGAAGTAGATGAATACATCACCTTCTTAACTCCTGCTTCTCTAGCACACTGAAGTACTGTACAAGTTCCTACAGAGTTTATTTGAACTGCTCTAATAGGGTTCTCTATTGCTGGTTGAATTCTTGCTTCTGCTGCAATATGAAATACATAATCTACACCATCATACAATGGTCTAGTATTCTCATAATCACAAATATCAAACTTATGATTCTCTGCGTTCTCATTCCAGTAGAACTGATCATGAGCATCCGAATACTCATTGTCAATTACAACTACCTCATGTCCTTCTGCAAGAAGTTTATCTACCAGGTTTGATCCAATAAACCCTGCTCCTCCAGTTACTAATGATCTTGTCATGATGCCATCCTGCTGAATCCTTTAATTTTTTCAAATCTAATTACATTGGTGAACTTATCCTGCAATCCCTCTTTATGAGAGATTACAAAGACATTAGCGTCCTTAACCACATATCTAATTATCTTCAAAAATTCTTCAGTACCAAATCCATCTAAGGAAGAGTCAAAAGTCTCATCAAAAATAATCAAATTACAGTTGAGTGAATTTTTTATTTTAGCAACTTCTCGCCAAGTAAACAAGAGTGCTAAATCAATTCTCATCTTCTCACCTTCAGAAAATGAAGCATAAGAAAAATCCTCTTGAATAGGAGATCTAATAGACTCATTGAATTCTTCATCCAATGCGAAATTAATATAGAACTCCATCATCTGAAGGTATCTGTTGACTTGTTGATTAATCAACGGAAGATACTTCCTGATAATTTTGGTTTTAACACCGCCATCCTTCAGGAGATCAGATACAAAGTCGTATTTTATTATATCATCTTTTTGGGATTCTGCACTAACGCAAGCAAGTTCAAATTGTTTTTTAAAATCTGCTAACTTCTCATGTTCAGTATTTCTGTCTTCAAGTTGAGTGGTAATAGTTTGAATTTCCTGTTCCAAATCTCTGACTTGTCTTTGATAACCAGAGACTTTTGTATTAACTTGAGAAATGCCATGCGTTAGATTAGTTACCTCTTCTGTTAAACTAATGAAGGTGGACTCCCTCAACTCTTCCTCTTTAATTGCATCCTCGAGCTCTTTATACCCAGATTGCAACTCTTTTGCTTTATTTTGGGAGTCCTCAATTTTATTTATTCTGAAGGTCTCTTCGATCTCTTGGGTACATGTAGGACAAACCGTATTACCTGTGAAGAACTTATGTTCATTGGTGATGGTTGCTACTTTCTGTGATATTTTACCTTTAAGATTTCCTAACTTCTTAAGTTTTGCTTTAGATCCAGAGTATTTTATGACCTCTTTGTTCTTATTACTTAACAACTCTTCAAGTTCTTTTTCTTCTTTTAATAAGTTATCTTGCTCCTTAATCAACTCCTTAATATTCTTCTTTTTATTATTAATATCCTTCTTACCTAATGCCTCAATCTCATCTATAAAAGATTGTTGCATCTGATACTTCTCTTCCAATGTTATCTTTTTAAATTCTAACTCTCTTATAGAATCTCTAACAGACTTAACTCTCTCCTTAAGGATACTATTCATTGAAGAGAATATCTTAATATCAAGTAAATCCTCAATAACCTCTCTCCTATTAGAAGCACTCAGTTGCATAAAAGGAACAAAATTGCTACTACCAAGAATAACAATCTGAGTAAATGATTTGTAATTCATCTTAAGAACTACATTCTCTAACCAAGTCTGCTGTGCATTTGCATGAGAATCCTGATTTAATAGTTCTCCATTTTTATAAATCTCAAACTTATTAGGTTTAATACCTCTTATAATCTTCCATTTAACTGTACCAATAATAAATTCTATCTCTACTACAGTATCCTTTTCATTCATCGAATTTACAAGGAGACTCTTAGTAACACCTCTATATGACTTACCAAACAACGAGAATGTTAAAGCATCTAATAATGTAGACTTACCAGCACCATTATTACCAACGATTAAAGTATTAAACTGAGATCCATTAAAATTAATATTGGTAAAATGATTACCCGTGCTAAGAAAATTCTTATATCTAATAGATTTAAACGTTATCATTATCAGGGGGTATCACAAGATCATTTTTAGTAATGACTGCATATTCATAGCCATGCAGTTGGCACGTCTTGACGATTAAATGATCATCAACTTCTAGGACATTTAGGTCAGGATGGTCTTCCTTTTCCTCTAACATCATAGCAAATCTATCACAATCATCTTCCTCCTCAAATAGATAGAGAACCTGTCTACCTTCTTCATTTGTAACAGAGTACGCTCCTTGGTCTTCTCGACCCTCCAGAGTAAGAATATACATTAGACTAACTCACACGCCTCTTTATAGATCTCTTGAATCAAACTTTGAATTTGAGACTTATTGATATTAGATTCAGATTCCTCAACATACTTACTCAATAGAGATATTGTATCTTCAGATTCTATATCAATATTATCGTGATCTATTTCTTCTTGGAAGTTTTCAACAACCTTAAGTTCAGCAACATCAGCAGCATATAACTTGTCTATGAATTGATCAAACTTCTTAGGAGAAGACTTCTTTTTTACTAATAATTTTACTATCTTATCGTTAAATTGTCTAGCATCAAATGTTTGATGATCATTATCTTCATACGTTATTGTATAGAATAATCTATAAGGATTGCGTATCTCTTCAGTCTCTAATGTCTCTGTATCAAAAATATGAAATCCTCTATCATCTCCAGTATCATTAGCAAACATCTCATATGGATTACCTAAGTAATATATCTTTCCATTATTAGATCTTGTATGGTAATGACCTGAGAATACCTTTGCAAACTTATCGAATATATCAGATTCATATCCATCCATCATTACATGACCACGAGTAGCAGTAAACCCATTGATCTCTAAATGACCCATACACATCTTTGCTTTTGACTTAGCAATCTTAGTCAGCGTCTCTTTTTCATTCTCACTATTCATCCAAGGAACGAATAAAACCTTTAACTTACCAAACTTTGCTTCAGTTGCTTCTGAATAACAAGTTATATTAGGGTACTCTTTAAGTAATAAATCTATAGCATTTACTTCGTTGGTATTCTTATAATAAGCAGTATGGTTACCAACAATAGTATGGATAGTATAGGATGTAAGTCTATCATAATAATTTTCTTTTGCCCATTTCAAAGCAGCAAAATCTATTCCCTTCCTATTATCAAAGGTATCTCCCATATCAATAATAGTATCAATCCCACGCTCCTCTATGGCAGGGAAGAATATATCATTGTAAAACTTTAGAAAATAGTCATGGAATAACTTGGAGTTCTTACGAGCACCAAAATGCTGATCTGTAATAATTGCAACCTTCATTGTTTAGTCGTGTTGCTTCTTGTTCTGTTTATAATGGTAATGAATTTGTCACCAGCAAATGTGCCAGCAAGACATACATCAATCTCATCACCATCCTTCCAATTGACAGTGCCGTCCTTCTTGGTATGCTGCATTAATACTGCAACCTTGTTAATTACTTCTTCAGTTAATCTCATTATGATCTAGACTTAGAATGAATACTATCTTTAATACTATTATAGTCAGAATAGTTACCACCGTCACTTAAACTATCATCATAAAAGACTTCTTCATATCCAGTCTTCTCAAGAATTTTATTCTTGATTTCTAATTGCTTCTTCTCTTTTTGAATTCTCCTGAGAAACGCATAATGAATAATCTGCGTAAAGTAAGCAAAAGGATTTTGGGATTTCTCAGGATTAAAATTATGTATGTACTGAACGCAATTTTCGATTCCATCAGAGATCATATCATCCTTAAAGATGTAATTAACAAAATTTGGTTTAAATGATAGGTGAGTGGCAATTTTTAAAAAACACTCTCCAAGATAATTAGTAATCCTAGGTTTATCTTTACCTAGTTCTTCTGCTTCAGCAACATCTTTCTTGTATGCGATTAAAGCAGCAAGAAATTCTTTATTGTTTACATAATGTACTGATCTTTTTCTTTTGGTTACACCAGCCATACGACTTTCCTTTGTGTTAAAGTAATTATAGCACCTCTGTTTTGTTTGAACAACTTGACAAGGTATTCATACGCATGTACAATAACCTTTGTAGAGGTTCAAGGGGAATCTTCAAAGAGCTTTTCTAATATCTCCTTGGTGTCATTAACATTAGCAATATAACCCATTTTTCTATTAATCTTTTTTCTGATACCTGTGGGATCTTTTAATTCTTCAGCAGATTCCCGCACCCACGCTTGATACATCATAATCATTTCTATATCCTTAGACTCACTCATAGTTAATACATTATCCATATCAATAACAAACATATCATCCTTAGTAGTCTTTAACCAGGGTTCTAATTTATAACCAGTCATACCTCTTGGTCCATTAATCTGCTGTAATGTAATAGGATTTGTTACAAGTAGAACTGTCTTATTCTCTTCAAAACATGGAGAAACTTTGGTGTAAATCTCTTCACCACTTTTAAGTTTAATTGTTGCGTAAAAGTCGTCTTCCATATGATCCTACTTTAAATTTACATTTACAATCTCATAGTTAAATTTCTCTTCGTTGTAGATTTTGATTCGTTCGATGAGGTGATTTAATGTGTAATTTTTCTGAGAGTTATGAGTACAATCATCAGAAATATCATATAACATTGCTTTGGTTTTATCCTTACCTCTCCTTAAAACTCTACCAATACTTTGTAAATTACGAATTCTAGACTTACTCGGTGAGGCAAATACAACATTATGAAGGTTTCTAATATTTATACCTGTTGAGAACACACCATAAGATGCCACAATGATGGCATTTGATTCCCGTTCTACTATCTCTCTTACGGTTTCCCGCTCTTCTGTACCTACTCCACCATGAACAAAGAAGACTTTTCTACCTGGAACTGTATTATCATTAATCAATTCATAGAGAGGTAATCCATGAGATTCTACTCTCTGGAATAGAACTAAAGTATTACCTTTTAGATCTAATACTAAATTTTTAATAAAGTTATTTCTTTGATCATGACCTATAATATACTGAACTTCATCTTCAAATACTTCAAACTTTTTAGGTGGATGCTTTAATACAATACAAGTGATATCTAATTTTGCTAGATGTCCTTTTTGCATTAAGTCATCAGTTTTAGTTACCTTATATGCTGGACCAAATAATCCTTCTAAGACCCACTTATGGGTCTGTGTGCCATCTAATGTGCCAGTAAACCCAAACCTATACTTAGCATGCTCGAGCTTTGTCATTATAGATATAAGTGACTTACTCTTAAATAGGTGTGCCTCATCTCCTATAATTACATCATAGTCAGTAAAAAATGATCTATCTAACTTATAGATGGATTGCCATGTGGTTATAGTAACAGGGTATTCATTGGTTCTTTCTTTTCCAGAATATATACGGTGACAATATGACTCAGCATCCCAACCATAATCTTGGAAATCTTTATACAACTGCTCTACGAGAGATGTCGTTGGAACAACTAAAAGAATTTTTTGTTTTGTACTCACATAATACCTTACAACACCGTAAATCATCAGCGATTTGCCAGAGGCAGTGGGTGATATCAATAATCTTCTATTATGTTTTAGAGAATCGCATACTCCCCGAATCTGATAATCTCTAGGTTTTATCTTAGTAATAGACTTATAATAATCTTTTAAACCTTCTTCTGAGATCATCTCATTGACCTCAAAAGGTAGTCCATAATATTTGTTATCTACAAATTGACAAGTATATTCTCTCCTCTCACAAAATGAAATAAGTTTATCTAACAGACCAACATAAAGTCTTTTAGATCTTAAATCATATAGATGAATTTCTCCATTCCAATTCCTACCACGATACTGTGGCATAAATTTGGCGTTTGGAACTTCAAAAGTAAAATAATCTCTTAGTTCATAGTCAATATGAGGTTCGCATTTTAAAGTGAGATGAACTTCATTTAACTTCTGAACAACTACATCAGCCATAACCTGCTTGGAATTTCATAAATTCGACAGCATTCTTAATCTGGTAAGTTCTATTTTGAATAACCTTAAGTATACTCTCGATATAGTTCAAAATAGTATCGTAATAATCTATCTTTAAACTAACTGAAGATAAACTTTCATCGGAGTCCAAATATTTTTGCATCGTATCCTTGTCTCTAATCTTTTTAGGAAAAGGTTTCTCTGCATAAATTTCTGGATCTGCCTTCCCAGAGAAGTATTCATACCTCTCGTGGCGAATGTTTTTTCTTTGTTGTTCTGCTTTTTTCTTGAGAAGTACTATGTTATTGTATATCTCAAAATACTTAGCATGTAACTTAGGAATATTTATAGACTCTGTATGAAGGTTGTCAAGGTCAATTTTGGAGTCTTCCTCCCACATTTTCTGAATCATCTCAAGATCAAGTACCATTCCGCATCCACCTCCTTATCCATCTTGGTAAGTAGAATATAACAAAAGAAAGACCCCAAAAGGTTGCTAACACTGCTATGTGAAACAATCTATTGGGGTTGAATATTAATCCAAGACCTACAAGTATCATCCAAACATAATCTAAAGTACCATGAAATCTATACCAGATATTATCACCATACCTTTTAATAAATCCATCTCTTTTCTTTGCGAACCACGGTGATACGTGCCTCATCATAACGAAGCCTTCATTGAAGAACATAACAAAAAATCCAATCCAAAAAATCATAAACGATTACCTGTTGCGTCAGTTATATTGTAAATAGCATACTTGAATACTGCCTCTGCTGTAAAGTATTCTACATCTGGATTAGTAGCATCAAATTGAAGTTCTGTCAATTGAACGGGGAACATATCATTAAAGATAACTTGAAATTGTACCCTTTGATTACTATTCAATGCTTGTACAGTTCCATCAGAATAGATATCCATTGATTTGGATTGTGGTTCTTGTTGTTTATTTGTCTGCTGGAGTTTTTGTACCTCCTTAACAGACTCTGGGAATCCTAAACCTCGCATCCAATTCTGGATCTGCATATAGTTTTCTAGATTCTCATCAACAATAAACCTCAGAACAAAATCTTCAAAGTACATCTTATCACCAGGAAGATCTATGTTCTTAAGGAATGTTGGTTGTTCTGCTACACCAAGAGTTACTCCAGGTATATTCACAGAGTTAGAGAAGAACGATACTTGTTTTGCTCTACTTAATGTAAATTTAAAACCAATGGAGGATAGGAAGTTCCTATTCTTAAGTTGATTTGTATATAGATTCCTAGAGTCCATTTTCTATATGAGGTGTTAAAAATTTAATAAAGTGATCACCAATAAACTTATATCCAGATTTTAAAGGATGATAACTATGAGGATTCACCAGTCCCTTCTCTTCAGCATAACCAAAGCATGTACTGTATTTATCTACCATATAACCATCCCTTCTCGTGCTTCCCTCTAATTTCCATTTCTCATCTTCTTTATCTTCATGATCTTTACAGATCAAATATAATAAATCTCTTTTTGGTTTATCAATATCAATAAAATTCTTTGGTTTTATTGTATATTCTTTAGAACCAAAAATATCAAACCAAAAATGTTTTATCTTTGGATATAACTTAAAGTGCTGATTCCAGTGAAGTATATTTGATTGTAATTCTCTAAGAGCAACATCATCATCATAACAGTATTTGTAAATTGCTCTAGTTACTTTGTCCCTACTAGTATTCCATTTACTCCAAAATTGCTCATCATTTATGTACATGTTCTCATACATCTTTGATTCTTTAAAATACATAAATGTTCTACGTAATGTAGTAAGACCCCAAAGAACTATAATATTTTCATGTTCTTTATACGCATCAAAAAACTTCTTACTAAGAAAATAATTTTGAGCATAATGGAATTGTTTTGGATTACTAGAACCACTCTCACC